CTGATACCCTGCATCGTTTATCCAGGTATTAAGCTGTGCATCAGTCCAGAAGGACGCTGTGGTTTCACCCAGTCTTTTTCTCGCTAGGTCCCTTATCTCCTGCCTTGTCATTAGGTGCCTCCTTCTTCGCTATGTGCTCTTCGATAATGCGAAGGTTGTTCTGTGCTAGAGTCATCCTTCTCATCTCATCATAAGCCATTGTCTTCAACTGCTCCACCGACAGCTTGGATATATCCATAGACTGCATAACCCCTCCTTTTTATTTTACTCCTATGACGCCTTTCCATCTGGACTTCTCGTGAACCCAGATGTCGTGTATAAATATGAACTCGCCCCATTTATCCTCTAACCCTTCTTGGTTACGGAGCGACCACTCAACATATGCTATAACCTTGCCATCGTCATCGTGGATGACATCAATCATGCACTCTCTAAAGCCTCGATTCTTTCCACGAGTTGCTTGCACACACCCAATAGGAAGTTTACTCCGTCAGCGGATGATACACCAGATATGTTTCCATCCGAATCTCTTGATATTAACTCTTCAGGAGTGTTGGGGTCATCAAGCACATACCCCTTATAGTGCCTCGCTTGGGAGTTCTTCTTCTTGGTCTTAAATTTCTTCTCGCCCTCTTCCTTGTAATACGTGAACTTATCTTTCGGTGACCCCACCTTGTGGTTGGGGTTATCTTCTTCGTATTCTTCTTCTGTAATTTCTATCTGCTCATAGCTTCTCTTACCATAGACTTCTGCCTTCTTCTGGTACTCGTAAAGTTTAAGACCTTTCAGTTTGGTAAGATAGTTTGAGATGTCAGCATCACCAATGATGTCTTTCTCAGCAAAGGTGGAGGAAGCATCAGTCCACACACCAGCAGCTGTAAGCTTGGCGGTGCTGTCATCAAGGATAGAATCCCCAGAACCATCGTTTGTTATCTCTAATACTGGTTTGGTTGAGCTTGCATTATCCATCCAGAAATTCACAAGCCGTGTGCTTGCACCATCCATATCTGCATTTGTATATACTTGAAACTCCTGAGAGGAGCAAGCTGTTGAAACACCACTAATGGTCATCGTGTTTCCTGACCCGTCATTTGTTAGCTGCATACAGCCTTGTGTAGAACTTGCATTATCTTGGTGTATGTAAACAAGAGCGGTATTGGTCTGCTCCGCATCAGATTTGACATACAAGCCATACTTACCACTCGCTGATACACCATCAACGGCTACCTGAATCGTGTGACCCGTACCATCGTTGTCTACGAGTAAAGCTGGAATAGTGGAAGAAGCATTGTCCATAAGAACCCGAGCCAACGCACTACCTGTTGTCTGCGCTCCATCGGAGTAAACATATAAACCATTTTTAGTTGAAGCCAACACGCCAACTTGATTAAGACTAAGCATCCTTCCAGTCCCATCATTTTTCACCTGAACCACATCGCCAGTTTGCGAAGCGTTATCAGCATCAATCCTTAAATGCGTACCACCAGCATTAGCAGCGTTGGAATATATCTCAACACAGTTATTGTTATTAGCAAGAGCTTTGTTTATATATACACCCTTACCACCACCAGCATCTATCTCCAATCCATATCCCCCAGCAGTATTATCGTGATCAATTTTTACGGTTGAAGTTTGGCTAGCTGTATTATCTGACCAGAACTGTGCTAATGGAGCTGTAGTTTGAATATCATTAGTATAAACAGATAATCCTGGATTAGGATCAAGAACACCTGTTTGCATTATAAGCAGAGCTGCACCCGTTCCATCGTTATCTATAAACATACAAGCTTGTGTAGACGCTGCATTATCCATTTTTATATACTGAAGATAAGATGTAGCTGTATTCATCACCGCATTGGAATAAAGGTAAATACCATACTTGCCATTAGCTAGCACCCCATCTTGATGCAGATACAAACCATAATTTGTACCATCGTTGTCAATTTCTAACGCTATACCGTTACCTGCCTGGTCTATATCTATACCAACGCCAGTACCAGCATTCTCAAGCAACAAAACCGTACCGCTGCTTCCATCATTATCCAGCTTCAGCACACCGCCCGTACCATCCTGCTCAAAGATAGCAAGATACTGGTCAGAAGCAGCGTTATCACTCAACCAGTAAACCATAGAAGAGTTCACCTGAGCCGCATTGCTATGTAGGAATAAAGCATTATCAGCGTTGGCTAGAACTCCATCCTGCTGTATCTCAAACGCATGGTTAGTACCATCGTTATCAATCTTAACACAAACCTTATTCGTATCATCGTTCACCGTAACTGAGCTGTTAGCGGTAAGTGCGGTACAAGTGACAGAACCCGCCTTATCTGTAACAAGGCTAGCATGACCATCAGCAGTATCGCTATTATTGAAGAGTATCTCAGTATCAGATGAATCACCGATAGCACTAGCACCAGTCGGTCCTGTATTACCTGTATCCAGCACAACGCCTGTGGGCCCAGTAGGTCCTGTATCAAATACCGAACCTGTTGGTCCTGTATCTCCGGTATCCCCAGTCGCTCCGTCATCTCCCGTATCTCCCGTTCCTCCCGTATTTCCAGTATCACCCGGAGAACCTGCATCTCCAGTATCACCCGTAGTACCTGCACCCGTAGGCCCAGAAGCTCCCGTAGGGCCAGTATCACCTGTATCTAGCACTGCTCCTGTTGGACCTGTACCTCCAGTAGTCCCAGTATCACCGAGTCCTCCAATCGCTCCGGTATCTCCAGTATCTCCGGTATCGCCAGTGTCGCCTGTGTCACCTGTATCGCCTGTAGAGCCAGGGCCTGTATCTCCTGTATCTCCAGTTGCAGCTATCGGACCAGTATCACCCGTAGCTCCTGTAGGACCAGTTAAATCCCCAGTAGGCCCCGTACCTCCCGTAGGACCCGTATCTCCAGTTAAGCCTGTATCTCCTCCCACGCTACCAGTACCCCCAGTCGGGCCAGTATCGCCTTGTAGCGTTGCTTCTATCGAATCAAGGCGATCCGCTACCGTTGCATGATCAGCACTGCTTGGATTTATACCAAGTTCGGTCTCTATAGCTTTGATCTCATTCACCTGATTTGCTTCTAACGTAGAATGAGATTGACTATTCAGCTTATCTGCAGCTGCTGGGCCTACGCCTGTATAAATTTCATCTGGATATTTAGCCATTTTTATCTCCTTTTTTACTAAAGAATGAACTATGCACACACTTGTCTATATCGTAGCTCTGTGGGTAATCCGTAAGGATTTCCTTCACAGCATCCTCCAGTGTACAGGTAGGATAAATATCATTAAGAGGAGAGCCAGGCGTACAGCTCACTATCTCTAAATTCTTCCTCTCGAATGTCGGCTTTAGCTTCTTCATGTTCTTAACCACCGTATTATACGTCTTCTTGTTCCAGACAACCGCTTCATCATCCAGCTTTGCACCATAAGCATACTGACTGTCCTTCTCTATCTTGAACTGGCAACCTATCAGGTATATCTTCCTGAAACCCAGCCTATACAGTATCTGTATGGATATATAAAATATGTTCTTCCACCATACAAAGTCCCTATCATAGCTCAAGAAGTTGTCTATATTGAACTTATCTGATGTCCCAAAGAAATAAGTATGGGGCATAAACTTCCAGTCTATATAGTCCGCAGCCAAGATATTACGCCTGCTTATCATTGCAAACTTCATAAGCTTAGGATCCCGCAGTATTCTATGACTGTAGCACTGGGGCTTATCAGCTCCTATCCAAAGATCAGATGGCACTATGGATGCTGTATTATTCATTGACATTACCATAACACCAGGCTCATTAAGAAGATGCAGGTTCTTCTCTTCCTTCAGTACGGGTGAACCGCCCGCCAAAATCACGCTTCCATTATAAAGATCGTCTAAATCTGCTGGTATCCTGCAATTAAGCCTGTTATACCTAAAGAACATCTGCCCCCCACTGTAGTAGTATCGGCATCAGCTTCTCCTGGATCCTGTGTAACCCAACGTTTTCTAAACACCATTGTCTGCCTTGGTCTGCTAATTCATTAGCATATCTGACATCATCAATAAGAAGGTTTAAGAGTTCCACAAACTCCCCTTCTGTGTCCGCTAAAAGGCCACTTTTAGCCCGTAGCACCTGCTCGCTTAGTCCATCGCCCATACCACGTGCGACTATAGGGATACCGCTCAAAGACGCCTCAGAGGCTGCCCTGGACCAGGATTCGGTAGTTTCGCCCCAAATCGCGAAGATGTCACACTCTGAGAGGTACGTTGGCATCATTCCAGGCTTTCCTGTGAGCATTACATAAGGCTCAGCCTTAACCTTCTTCAGAAGGTCATAGAACTTAGGAGGAACCTTGCCTTTAGCCAGCTTGGTCTTACTCTGAATTCTTCCTACTCTGACAGGCCTATTAGGATCACGCTTAACAGAAGTGAAAGGAGGTGTATATATACAAGGGGGTAGTGTGAAAGCATTTCTCATCTTACATTTACGATAGGCCTTCCTGATATAGTCACTTACGAACCAATCTACATCAGCATCGATCATAGGCTTCGTAACGTTATGATGTACTGCTATCACTCTGTAAGAACTCAAGGAGCCGCGTATCTGGTCCCCCTTTGTATTATGCAAGAATATGGCAAATGGGTCTATCTGCTTTACAACCTGCTCTGACAGTATTGGTGGGCCTGCACAGCACATGTATTTTATGCCTTGCTCCCGGAGATAGTCAATATACTCGTATTCTTCTACACTCTTATTCAGAGTTAGCAATATGTGAAAGAACTGTGGGAAGGCCTTTTTAAGGTCCATTACGGTACACTCTATACCGCCCAACCTGCACCAGTTGTTGACATGCAGGATTATGTTATTCATGGTATAGGTAGGTTCCGCAGAACGGACAACCACTACCTACATCAAAGTCACTACGATGGCCATCGAACGATACGGTGTCATCCCAATCATCATCCGTACCGTCATAAGTCACACCAGAGCCATCATAAGCTACAATGCCAGGATGCGATATACCGTCACCCGCTTTGCTGCCTCTTGGGAACTTAGCATCCCTATCAAGATTACAGATAAACCCGCAATTCTTACAACGAACGTGTCTATCATCCTTGTAGGTACCCTTATCAGCATTTAAACCACTATGAACAGCATCAGAAGGAACGTCTCTACTCATTGTTTTCTCCTCAATGCTTCAAGATTAACAGGGGCTTCTGGTTCAAGATGTCTCATTATCTCTTTATATTCACGGATATTGTCCTTATTCCTCTTATCCCAATTCATATGCTTCCGTACTGAGCCTGGATTCCTACCAGGATGATCCATTTCAGCCCTGGTTGGCATACCTTCCTTGATCCTACCTTCAAGCTCCTTAGCCTTCTTGTGAAGATTATCTTTCCTTGCACCGGAAACCTTCGGAGCCCTTCCATCATGAAGCTCTTTATCAAGGTGCTTAATCTCAGCATCCACAGCACCAAGATTGATTTCTCTTGTCCTGCCTGGAGATTCAGCTTCTCTCTTCAGAGCTTCTGCATCCCTCTTCTGGTCTTCCAACCCTTGCCTCTCACTATAACTCAGTATCTTCTTCTTTTTGCCCCTAGTCATCTCTTCCTCCTTATGTTGGGGCGTGAAAGAGAATAACCAAGCCCGCCCCTGTTTGGACCTTTCAGTCCTGTTTTTGTCCAATGCTCTAATCTATGGCAGTTAGGACACAAGACTTTTACATTTCCCTTAGAATAAGAACCTTCAGCAATTCTATGCCTATCACAAGGTCCTTCCCATCCACACTTGCTACATTTCCGAGCAGGGATGATCCGGTAGTAAGAAGATACATACCCACTACCGGTTTTCATCCCATGTTTTTTCTTATGATGCGTAGAGCAGAGCTTCCACCAAATCCGACTTCCATTCTTAGTACGCTTACCCCAGCTTACTAAGCTAGCACAGCCTTTTACACTGCAAGTCGTTCTTGGCTTTTCCACAAGCCCTCCTCCCCAAGCTTTGTTAGTTACGTGTTATCATCAACAGCAGGCAACAACAGACCTGACTTATCAGCAACAGATATCTGATAATTCTCTACACAACCAGCACCAGAAACATCAAACGGTGTAGCTGCATCTGCATCAGCAGCGAATATGGCGTTATAAGCCACCATACCGGAGTTATCTGACTGGTCACTATCTATAAATGTAATGCCTGATGTATTGGCATTACAGATATAGTTATGAGTGACAAGACAGTTGGTCAAGCTCTTGCCAGTAATCTCAAGCACAGGTTCATTAGCAGCTTCAGTAGTCCTATTGATATGGCAATTCTGCATTACCAAACCATCAATATCACCACCAGTAGCGTTTAAGAACCCATCGTTTGCAGCGTCACCCTGAAATGTCTTACAGTTTATAATCTTCAGGTCGTCACAGGTGTTATCCCCACCTGAAACTATGACATCCACAAAACACAACGCAGAACCCTCTCTCCATATAACCCCATCCAAACACACACCCAGTGCATCAAGATCAATACTCGCTGTAACATCAGCAGTGTTTGACTGAATCTCTATGTTGCGGATAGTCACGTCAGCACCAGTAATGTTAATGTCAGCAGCATCAGCTGTGTGTATGAGAGTAGGTATATTCTGCCCCTGCCCTATACCAACGATTGTAATCCCAGCTATGTCTATCGTCAAAGCACCCGCAGTTGCCAGGTTCTCTGAGTGATTAGGCATAACTACAATCACATCGCCTTTGTTCGCAGTACACTTACCTACAGCATAGTCAACGGTAGCAAACGGGTCTGATGGATCTGTACCCGTAACACCGCCAGTATCACTACCAGTCGCGGAATCCACAAAGAAATAAGAACCTGTAGACGCGGGTATAGCCCCACTGCCCAGTTGTGGTACACCGAAACTGCTTATGCCATTCGGAAACTTTGTTAAACCCATTACATCCTCCTTTTCGGAACACTTGCGTGCCCGGAGGTCAGGGAGCCCGAAGGCCCCCTTCTCCGCTTACCCGTTTACGCTACCTCGTGACCGTAGCACCATTTAAAATCAGAGAAGCCGTAGCTATATCTGACATAAGTGGACCACTTCGCCAGGTAGGTGTCAAAATCCTTGTCCTTGTTGAACTCCACAGGAATACGATTGAACCATTTAAGGAACATCTTCGCCATCCTTGAGTCAATCAAGCAGTTATGTTATCGTATAAGTATTTAGCTTATACTTCTTCTTCTTTCGAAGAAGCTCGGACTATCTCATCCCTTTCGGGGGCGGCACTCGTGTCGGGCTTATTGGTAGCGTCCTCACCCATTAGTCTCTGAGCCTTGCAGCCTACATAAACCACGCATTCAGCTGCCTTGGTTGCGGATTGCCATATGCTTAACGCACTTAGACGTTTCCGCAGTTCACCACCTTTTCTACTATTACTATGAAACTCATCGTGACAACTTGCACAAACAGGAACCACATTCTTCTCTTCTCTAATCAGGTCTGGTCTTACAACCTTAGAGATAACATGATGGAGCTCGACCCCCTTGCCTCCACAAAAGAAACAAGCAGCCTTCTCCAGTATCCCTTTTCTCCAAGTTCTATACGATGAGTGAGCTAAAAACTGAACACGGTTATTCCAAGTACCACCCTTCCAGTTAGGCCCTGCATTTACCCAGTTCCTCGATTGCCATTTCCCTTTACACTTAAGATTACAGAAATGAACAGGAAACTGCCTAAGCTGATAAGGCCACTTAGCTATTGCCTTTCCGCATTCACTACACACTGCATTAACCTTTTTAGCTCTGCTTCTCATAACAATACAGGGTCCTTAATTTAAGTTGAACCAGTTATTACTGTCAGACAGATAATCCCAAACGATTATCTTGTAGCTATTGTAAGACACATTGATATCGTTCTGTGCTGACCCAACATCTTTCTGCGTACCTACAATAATCTTTGCCGTCTCTTCAAGAGCAGGCGGCACCAACAGCGTATCGCCACGAGAAACAACGAGGTTATCCGTCTCATCCGTAAACTGCCTCATAAGAAGCCTTGTAGCTTCTACAGCAGTCTGAGAAAGAGCCGTGGTTCCCTTGTTATCTATCGTGGTGGATGTCCCTTCATACGTATGGGCATCCGCACAGAGAGCATATGTGTCACCACCGGTGAACACAGATGTGTTGAAAGCATTGTTAAATACGGTCGCACCATGCTTCTCTCTGCTTCTTTTGGCAATCATCGCCAACTGAGCAGGCCTCTTGTTGATGATAGAATACAGGTCATCATCCACAAGCTTACGCTCAATTTTAATACCTTTGACCCACTCCCTATGTGTATAGGAAGTTCTGTACTGTTGCCTGAAGTCACCGTAAGGTATTGTTCCGGTAAATTCCTCCAGGTCGCCTAACCCGCCAATGCCAAGATCATATTCTGTGGCCTTGTTTGATTTCTCAATGCCGAACAGACTATCAACCTGACCTTCCGGGAGGGCATATTCGTCCATGAAAATCTTACGTAATCCCGGATCTAAGCTTCTTTACTCACCGCATTACTGCGGGTTTGGACTATATCATCCCTTTCGGGTGCAGTACATAGTCTCTGAACCTTCCCTTTCGGGCTCGGCTGCTGATTGCCCTCGTCGTTTACCGGTAGGGTTTCCAGCAATTCTCTGCAAGTGGACTTAGCTCCTCTGTGTAGCTTTGTATGACAGCCCTTGCACAATGTAATGCCATTCTCTATGGAAGTCCTCAAATGAGGATGTGTAGCAAAAGGAAGAATATGGTGAGCGTGGAGTTTCTTCCTATCCCCACAGCTCTTACAATATCCATCCCTTTCTTTCACAGCCTTCTTCCATAACATCTGGTCAGCATTATGCCTAATTTTCTCATGTTCAGGGCTTACTCCACCACGCCAGTTAGGATTCAATGAACCTTTAGCCACACCTTTAGCTCTACGCACCTCAGAAACAGATTTCCGGTGTTCCTGAGACTTAGGGCGTCCAACCATAGACTCACTGATAGAACGAGTCTCAACACCATTCAGATCAAGACGATAATATACACCGCGTGGCTTAATACCAAGAGCTTTAGCTATAGCATAAACTCCCTTGCCAGTATTGTATAACCTTATTATCTCTACATCTAAATGTCTGTTTTTTGACTTATTCATCCAAGTACTCCCTTAGTTGAGATACGCAAAATTTTCGCTAGCAATTATACTCATTGAAACCCTCCTTACTTACTAGGTAATCACACGATCACAAACATGACCGCCAAGCAGCAGATGCTCAGGGAACATTATATCTGCGAAGAACTTAGGATCCTCGCTCTTATAGTTGTACCCTGAATGCTTTGCACAAACCAACGGCTCCATCGGACGGTACTTGCTCTCAATGTAGTTTTCAAGGACTGTTATAGCTCCAGCCCCAGTACCAGCATAACCCGAAAGGTCGATTATGTTTGTCGCTAAGTCGACACCACCACCAGCAACGTCCGCACTATAAGGTGCAGGCATTACGATAAAGGTATCACCGTTAGCAGTCGCGTTCATGTTATCATCGTATGACGTAGCAGCCACAATGGCAGTCGTACCTGTAGCAGCACCAGCCTGGAATAAGTTCCCCGCACCATTGCTTGACCCGCCAACATCCGTAACATAACACCACGCACGCTCATGGTCCGTGACCATAGTAGCTGTTAATGTTTTCTGCGTAGTGGTTGAAGTTGGGGAATCATCAGCTGCAAGCTGTGAATACTCAGCAAGCCACACAGCAAGCGGGTTAATGATAATCTTACCATACTTATCCACACCAGTTGCAACCACAGACAGGCAATCAGCTGCTGCTAAAGACTCGTTCAACACACCTATGATGTTTGAACAAACAATAGGATCAGCCTTAATTGCAGCACCGCAATTCTCTGCTGTAGCAACTGCACCGTGAGCCATAGCTGTACCTATTGTCAAAGCACCCACGTTATACACACGAGTATCTCTTATAATAGGTTCAGCTGCACTTACATCATAATGAAACTTCATGTTAACCTCCTCATTTTGTCCTCCCCTTGGCAGACTCTACAATGTTCCGCCACTTGTTCCTCTTAAAAGGTGCGTACGGATGAATGCTATGGTCTCTGCCAGTCTCATACTGAAACGGCATCCCACACTTCCTACAACGATAACGCAGTCTGTATGGACCTATCGTCTCAATAAAACGAATGGCTTGACTAGAGCATACAGGACAATATAGGTTGCCCCTAAACGCAGCTTTGCTCATACCTTTTCTCATCTGTCTAACGAAGAGTCCCATAGGTCACCTCTTTAAGTGTTTTAGGTAATCTTCGACAGACATGCCCATCGCTTCTGCTGCCTTCGCCTGATCATCAGTAGGCTTTAATACTGGCGTGGGCGTTTGCGTACCTGAAGTGGTACCTGATATACCCTGGATTTGCTCTCCTGCCTGGATACGCTTTATCACATCATCAATAGCAGACTGACGAACTGCATCAGTATTCTGCCCCTTGGCAAGGTAATAAGCGGTCTCCACAGTGCCAGGATTACGCCTCTGTTCAGGTTTTACCATCCGGATATACTGCTTTATCTTGGTACGATACTGAGGATAGTCAGTATACTTACCCGCCACTTCCTCTTCCTGACGGTCAAGCTCTGCCTGTACTCCATCATACCAGTGAAGCATCATACCCATCTCCGTTTGCATTGCCGCACGAGGGTTTTCCTCCCATAACTGATCTAACTCACGAGCGTTGGATTGCACCGTGGGGTTAGCCGGTTGTGGGCTGAAACCCGTGTTAAAGGCAGGATTAACGTTGGCAACTCCGGGATCATTATTGCCACCGACCAATGCTGCTAATCGCGACAACTGCTCCTTGACTTGCTTCGTTTCTTCCCTTGCCTCATGCAATGCCGTTAGAGGTACCATCTTGGGGTCCTGTTCCCCTGTTTTTCCCTTTTCCTCGGGTTTAGGAGTGGCATTCGCTCCACTAGGCGTAGGTTGACCTTTATTTGCGGCTGGGTCAGCAGCCGGATTTGGATTGGCCTTTATAGGGTCCATACATCCTCCTTTGTTTTACGAACCTGTATACGGTCGGTCCGGTACCGAGCACTACTCGCCTTCCCTTTCCTTGACATCTTCAGGAAGACGCTTTATCTCTTCATAAACCTGTAATTTGAGCTGTGTTGCACCCAAATCATCCATAGAGCAGGTCTTGAGCTGACTAAGCAATCCAGCTATCCTGTAATCCAGCTCTTTCTGCACTATCTGCCACTCCTCTGACAAACCGACACGCTGAGCCTGTTCAAAGTTTATCATTTTGCTCCTTGTGGTTGGGGCGGAGCATTAGCCCCTGCCCGTGGTCCAAGCATCTCTGCCTTTATTTGCTCAGGAGAAGCCCCTTCAGCCAGTCTCTGCTGTATAGACATCATATCGTTGGTTCCAAGCTGTTCTGTACCACGAGTCTGCTGGATAGGCGTGAGAAGCTTTTCTATGTCCTTAAAGCCCATAAGTTCGGCTATACGCCTATTTATCTCCTGCCTGTTTATAGTAGGATCTTGTACAGTTATCTCTTTGAACCTTAACAGCTGACCCACCATAGTCTCTTTGTTTATAGTCTCAGATACACCAGTAGGTATAAACAGTACCTTAGCCTGTATCTGCTCAGGTGTTATCTTTATAGGCATTACCTTCCCGTTCTTACCGGTTATCTGCACCCACTCTCCCTCAGTCATAAATTGCTTCAGATTAGAGAAGAAGAACATAGCAAGCTCAGCAATAAGGTCAGTCTCAAGCCTTCTCAGCACAGGCCTGAACCTCATACCTGCAGCACCCTGTAACAGCTGGATACCCATAGCCGTACGATGCTCACTACCCACTTCAGGCATCAGGTTAGCTATAGCTCCTGTCGACTCCCTAAAGTCGTTCTTCGCTGTCTCTTCTTCTTTATAGCTTGATTGAGTCACATCAGGTATATCCATCCATCTCAAAGAAGTAACCGTGTCAGATACTCTATGCCACTTACCAGGCTCTGACATCTGGAGTTTCTTCGTGTTGATAAGAGGATCGTTACCGTTATAGCAACCCTGCCTGTTAAGTACAAGGTCAACATTATCAAGACGTGTATTCACTATCTTGTTAATACGCTCCTGCGTGGGCATACCGGTTTGGCCTATACCAACACCAAACCAGTTAGGCTTGGGATCTTCGAAGAGCTTGAACTTGCAGAAAGGAGGAGATTGGTGGTTGTAGGGGTTTGGTATGCCACGCAGCTTTATATCTCTGTTTATCACGATAATCCAATAAGGGACAGCTATCCTGACCTTATCCTCTTCACCGTCTTTATACGACTCATCCCACGGTCCCCAGTAATCTAACACTTCGTATTCTTTAGCCTTAGTCTGGTTATACTTGCTATCAGCGTTGGGTGACTGTGTCTTGAGAGCTTCTTTAAGATTCTCTGAATCAAACCTGGAATCAGCCGCTAATTTCTTCAATGACTCTTCATCTATGTATCTACGCCTTATAAGAGGCAGAGGATCCCTCACTCTGAGTTTAGCTGGATGCGGGAACATCTCAAAGAAGTCAGCAAACTTACAATCAGGCCTACCTTCTATAGGAACAAAATACCTGTTTCCCTGATCATCAGATTGCCATCCCTTTCTAACATACCAGGAACCACCCTCAGCATAACCCGTACCAAGCAAAGTACATTGCGTAAGACTGGGATAAGTCTCACCCTGAACGTTAGAAACCCTGAAATGATGTTGAATAATCCCCTTTATGATTATACCTTGCTCTTGAGGAGCATCTCCTTCAACATGAACATCCATAGGTGCATCAGTAGGAAAGAGTGCTGTAAAGAGCCTAGGTGTGATAGTTTGCTCCCCTTCAACCATCAAAGGCACATTTATATTGTTCTGCCAGCTATAACCCTTCTTAGGAATCTTATTATGCCAGTAGTCAATAATCTTCTCAGCTTTCTGAAACCTCTCGCTATGATAGCTCTCATAACGCAGAAACTCAGTCACTACATGATCGACCATAGAGTCTTTTAATTTGTCAGCCATAGATCCTCCTATGCCAGGTAGATAAGTACTCTATCCCCAGCACCCAGCCCTGAGTTAACCTCCGATGTGTCAAACACAAGACCCTTCTGGAAAGTATGTCCTAACGGACCAAAATACTTAGATGTATTCCCACCGTTAACATTCATAGCCATTTGCACTACAACAGTCCCGGTTGTACCGAGATCTTCCTGTAAAGCAAAGACATCTCCAGCAGCGGCAGAATGAAAATCTATCATCCGGATTTTTAATGGAGTACCCGCTTTCCCCATTATCTCATTACTGAGATCAATATCCGCATTGAAGACCTCAATAATCACAGGGTTTGTCTTATACGTGTTCGCAGCAGTATGAGCCATCTTATCCTCCTATTTTATTTTAATATCATCCTGGGCATCAAGCTCCCAGTGTTCACACTTAATCGACCAATCTGCCAGATATCTCAAATTCAACTCATGCGTCACATGCCAACCCAAGTTAACATCCTGGCCTGTAAACATATTACTTTCACCCTTGAAGATATAATCCTTAAGAGCTGCTTCATTTATATAAGTACAAACAGTACCTGAAGCATGGATATCTTCCACTCCCTCACCATCAGGCATGCGGACTATCTGGTAATCATAAAAGTCGAAGTTACCAACCTCTTCTTTTATCAACGCTATGTTCTCCCTTGAAATAACAGGCTTCTTTATAAATATCCAAGCTGAGTAGGTATCTGGTGACTTTAAAGCCTTAAATGAACGGGCAACACCTGTAGCAACACCTGTATTCGGGATACGAACCAAGGTAGAAAGCTTCGAATAAGCATCAGGTGGCGGGAATATATCATCCTCCACCACAAACAAATCCCCCTTCCGATATTGGTTCACAAGGTTCATATTAAATGCTACGCCCCACCTCTTCTTGGAAAACCCTTCTGGGCTGGTAGATTCCTCCCTATGAGAGTAAAACCTAAAAGGACTCACAAGAAGCTCGCTCTCTTTAAACCCAACCTTAAACTCATCAAAACACATCCTGACCTGATCTTCCACGTGTCTACCCACAACCCATAGCAGCTTCATATCACCCTTCGGAACTTCAATCCTCCGTAAGTTCTCATACCACTCCTTAAGGCAAAAATCCTTCCCGATGATAGAAACAAACGTACAGGTTATCATCTCGTCAGAACCTTTCCATCTACAATCATATTCTTTCTTATCGTGACCGGAATTCTCTTCACTGCGATTCTCTTCTTGGCGTAAGCTATCTTATCACCCCGTAAAACCATCATAGTCTGATATTGCTTATCTTCCCCATAAGGTCCATCAATCCATGTAGGCATGTTACCCCTCCAATGCTTCTACTCTGTTTACCAGCTCCTTACACACAACCAATAAAAATTCAGCTATCTGAGTTCCTGATTTACCTCTCATATTACCATCAAAATCCCGTGATATGAGTTCTTCTGGAGTTGTGGGATCATCGAGAATCAGTCCTATGTATTCTTTAGCACTAAGTTTTTTCTTTTCTTTAGAATATTTTTTAATCTTGATTGTTTGACCATCAACCTCTTCTTCAAATTCTATCTTATTGCCATAAATCTCTGCCTTTTTCTGATAGGAATATAGGTTCATATTCTTGAGTTTATCAGCATAACCAGAACCTATGAGTTGTACACCTTCCTTATCCGCAAAGGTAGAGCTTCTGTCTGTCCACACACCCGCATTGGAAAGGTTCTCATCCCCTGCACCATCTATCTGAACACCAGAACCAGCTTGTGCTAATGCTATACACGCCTTATCGGAACTAGCGTGGGATAAGTTAAAATAGGAAAGATGTGAGGTTGTCTGGGCACCACCTGATGAAATCGATAAAGCATTTTTGCCTCCTGCTAATACCCCATTTTGGTCAAGTGCAAGACATTGACCCGTCCCATCATTTCTAAAATAAGCAACCGTATGTGAAGTACTTGCATCATCATCATCGACACGAAACAAGTTACCTGCAGTTTGAGTGGTATTAGAGTAGACTTTTAAACCATACTTACTTGCAGCAGTTGCTCCATTCTGGTTTACTATAAGCCCACTGCCTGTTCCGTTTTGTTCTATCTGTTGTCCACTCCCAACTCCGTCCATCGTAACTACGAAACAAGGATAAGCAGAAGAAGCATGGTCACTTTGAAAATGAACTAAATGTGCATTAGCTTGGTTAGCATTAGAGTAGACATACAAACCATGGTCTGAGCCTGCCAATACGCCATCCTGATGAATATATAGACCGTGATTGGTTCCGTCATTATCTATATCAACAACTGGAACATTGCTTATATCGTGGACAGTAAACACAGATGTATTATCCACACCACCGATGCTAACATAACCATTAACATCCGCTACTATAATATTATCAAGCTGTACACTATCGTCATTGTGAAGTCGTGCCAGAGTAAACTCACCCTCTGAACCATCATATGACCATTCAAATATACGATTAGCCACAACCTGATCTACCGCATAGAAACGTAGTTTAGGGTCACCAGTATCACCACTTTGTTTAATTTCAAGAATGGCATCACTTCCGCTGGTTGATTCGTCTATCTCAAGGAGATGACCGGGGGCTGCTGTTCCTATGCCTACGTTGCCACTACTATCAATAACCATGTAATCATTGTTGATCGAAGCCCTACCAAACGTAAGAATGTCATTCGCCTCATCAACTCCAATTGCACCTATCTGAGTTCCTGCCGAATTCCTAAAGCTAACGAATGGGTGAGAGTTAGCACTCAATCCCTTGATCTGAATAGATGGGAAATTATTTGTGCTTTGGAACGTACCTACTGCTTCAACTGTTGAATCTACGCTCATGTTTCCATCTACTAGTAGCGTCGCTGTAAAGTCCACTGCACCACCAGTGGGAGTGAATGTTAGGTTGCCACCTGAAGTAGCCTGTAGATCTACATAATTAGTGTTATCATAAGTTAGCCTCATCTGTGGAGTTGTAGAATCTTCAACATCTAATTTTCTGTCAGGAGTTGCTGTGCCTATTCCTACCTTACCTGACTCTAAAATTGTCATATGGTCTGTCGGTGAAGCTGCTCCGTCAGCCGTAGTAGAAAGCACTAATCTTGTTGGCATATCATTCGTTCCAGGAGTCCCGTCCACAAATGCCTGTATCCTCGCACCAACTTTATATGCGGCTCCGTCAGCTCCGAAAAAGTCAAACTTACCTAAAGAGTCATCATCTGCGACAACGGTATTTGCATCGGTTCCCGTGCTTCTCGTCTTGAAGAAATTACGAGTCGGACCAACTGCGTGAAGACCAGTTCCTACATTGACAACACTATGAGCTGCGTTGTTATCTGAAACTATTGCCAGCTTTGGAGTTCCTGTTATGCCTGTTACGTCTGCATCTAAAGCTGTATCAGTTCCTAAAAGAGACGCTCCGTTGACATTAATATCCCCAGTAAGCGTTATCGAACCCGCTTTATCTGTAACAAACCCAGCATCAGCCCCAAAAGAACCACCGTCATTATACTGAACCTCAGTATCATTCCCAGCTGGAGTGCCAGTATCACCTGTACCGCCCGTATCACCAGTATCCCCGGTAGATGGGGGCCCCGTCTCTCCTGTTGCCCCCGCATCTCCAGTTCCGCCAGAATCACCAGTTTGGCCCGTTTCCCCGGCCTCTCCTGTGTCCCCCGTCAAACCCATACCTCCGGTACCCCCAGTGTCCCCCGTGTCACCAGGGCCGCCTGTAGAGCCTGTAGAGCCCATAGAACCCGTATTTCCCGTATCTCCGGTAAGTCCTAAACCTGTATCCCCAGTATTCCCCGTTACACCGTCATCACCCGTACTGCCTGTAGCACCAGCCGCACCCGTAGCCGCAACAGTATCATCGTAATAGTCCAGATCATCAGTAAAGGGGTTCTTTTTCCAAGCCATCATCTCTCCGCTAACAGTGTATACGTCAAACTCTCAACATCATCCCACACATGCTTAGGCTCATCATTACCATCAGGCCACTTAATAACCCAATTATCTCCATCATACTCTATTTTGAATATCTGCCACAACGCAGCTGCAGTCGTTGCTCCCCTGGGAGCCTTGCCAAAATACTCATGCCCACTGGCATCTTTGTTATAAGCCTGGTTACAATTTGGCATAGCCTTAAAGAAACCACTCATTATTGCCTCTGCAGTTTGTTATATTCGCTCTCGTAGTACTCTCTGTCCTTACCTTGTGGGTTCATAGACCTTATCTCCCATAAGTCACATACGTTATCAGGAGAAATATTACCATCCACCCTCTCACAAGTACTCATAGGCCTAAAGTGATCGCAGGACTTACAACGCTGATGTTGCCTATAATTGACATCTGTCTTCTGATTATGTGGGTGGTGGTCATTAGGTAGTGCCATAGCTATCTCCTCTCCTCAACAAGGCTATGATAAGAACCCTTACTGGGACTCTTTACCGGATACTTAGCGTAATCTCCCGCATATGAGACTTCTGACTCATCCTCTTCCGGCTGGACATATGTAGGCCCCGCATTGTAGATATACCGCAAACAGTCCATAAAGTGATCATCCTTCTTTCTAGCCGTGTTTCTTTCATCAAACTGGTCCGTATTGTGCTTTCTCTCGCTATATATGTAATGCTGGAACTCATAGATGGTTTTCTGGCAGAAACGTGAGATATTAAGCTGAGGCTGACTTGTACCGTAGAGATGTACGTACTTAGGCTTCAAAGCCGCTTTAATACGACTTTTGCCCAAATCAGGATCATTGTTAGCCCTTTCGCAGAAAATCCCATATTTCATCAGTTCCTTGCGGATATTAAATCCTCCGGCTAGCTGGTTCTCCTTGTCCATAGCAGGGTCTATGAACCGCCTGGAGGGAGGGAGATCGCCCTCCTGGGCGTGTATAGCGTGGGCTACCTGCTCTATATCCATGTCCTTCAACCACAATTCATCGTACAGATAGTGGTTCTCATTAGGATCAACAGCTAGCCAGAGGCATGCAGTAGGCGTTCTTGGGTGAGGATCTATGCAAAAGTACCTCGTCCAGTGCTTTTCCACCTTCGGAGGCTCACAAATATGGAGATTTTGGTCAAATTCCTTGTAAATCAGGCCCGTAAGGTGCAGGAAACGTCCATGAAGACGTGCTTCCTGCTCCTCATCGGTCAATTTCTCCTCAAATTCCTTGATCGCCCGCTCTCCACCGGGTAATTTGGTATTATCTCGTATATCCACGACTTCTACGAACACCTTTTTACCATCTGCTTTAAGAAATATCTCATCATAAATCCATGGCTGGGTCAAAGGGGTGAGAGTGAGCCAGTCTCTCCCTCTGAAGTCTACTAGTCCACGCAATGTGGCTATATACTTGTCTCTCGGAGGTGGTTCATCAAACCAAGCACAATGACCCCGCCAACCTTCAAAGCTCTCTGTGTTCATTTCATACGACAGTATGTCGAACTGAGAGCCGTTTTTAAGCATCCACTTGATAGGAACGCCCATAGGATTGCGTTTCTTGCCGTTTTTAGCTAAAAGTGAGGAATCAAGGTTTTCATCGAGGAAGGGGATAATAACCTCACCTACCCCCTTTTGGAAGTCCTTTGCTACTATACGCCCCATTACAGGGCCCTTATACCGCTGAGCAGCAGGATACCACCCAGGATAGATACCCGTCATATGGAAAAGGAACTCCATTCCCCCCGCATATGTCTTACCAGAGCGATTTCCACCGAAGATAGCCCTGGTCTGAGCAGAGGCTTTGTGAAAGGAAAGCTGCTTAGGATGAGGTTCGTAGTACAGAAGTCGCTTAGACTTACGATACTGTATCTCCTCATTCAGCAGATCAAGATACTTCTCCTGATCCTTCCTGCCCAAGGCTTCGAATTCCTCTTGGGTTAAGTGCCCTTTGAGCGATCGCTGAGAGCTTTTTGAACTCATTCTGAAGCTCCTCTTTGGTTAAACCCTTATAATACGAGAAAGACATCTCCACATTAGGTGTGGATTTGGCAAGAGTGTTCAATATGCGAGATATCTCGTAGGACTTCTTTTCCGTGATAGGACCCTTTTGTAGGTCTTTGAGGCGGTTATTGAGCAGAAGCTGGCTTCTCTTCTTATTATCCTTGTTAAGCTGTTTCTCCTGAGCGGAGAACCTAGCCTGCATTTTAGCCAGTTCTGCCTGAAAGAGGTGAACTATGGAACCAGCAGTACGCTCATCCCCTTCTATTAGAGCATATAAATAAGAGGGCTTCCACCCGCAAGCCGCTGCAATCTCCTTATACTTGAGGATACCCTCTTCTATAAGCTCTAATGCTTTATAATGCTTTATGGTAAGGACTGGTTCTCTAGCCATATATATCTCCTAAAAGAGGGAGCGTTGGGATGAGGTGGCCACCCAACGCTCCTCGAGGCTGTGAGGGGATCCAGCTCACAGGTAGAAAACAAAAAGAGACAGGGAAACTATAGGTTTCGCTGTCTCGATGTTGCAAGTATATACCATAAAGGCGGTTTTGTCAAGTTTTTCCTTGAAATAATTTACCAGACCTCGTATATGGAAGGGG